CCGTCCGAGCGGCAAAGTTATTCCTGCCGACGACAACGCAGACGTTGAAGTCGCAGAAATTTACAATGGTATGGTGCGTCACATCGAGTACATCTCGGATGCCGACGTGGCTTATGACACTGCCTGCGAAAATCAGGTGTCTTATGGCGAAGGTTATATCCGCCTTCTGACCGAGTATTGCAGCGACGATTCATTTGACCAAGACATTAAGATTGTCCGTATACGCAATTCATTTTCTGTATACATGGACCCAACAATCCAAGACCCATGCGGCTCGGATGCCAAATGGTGTTTTGTTACGGAAGACCTGCAACGCGACGATTACGAGCGTATGTTTCCCGATGCCTCGCCAATCTCTAGCTTGGCCAATTCAGGTGTAGGCGATCAGTCAATAAACGTGTGGGTTAATGAAGACACCGTTCGTATCGCTGAGTATTACTACATCGAATATGAGAAAGCCAAACTGAATTTGTACCCAGGCAATCACGCTGTATTCGAAGGTTCGCCCGAAGATAAGCAGATGAAAGCGATGGGTGTTAAGCCCGTACGCAGCCGAGAAGTCAACGCCAAACGCGTGAAATGGTGCAAAACGAACGGTTATGAGATGTTAGAGACCAACGATTGGGCTGGGGAATGGATTCCCGTGGTTCGCGTGGTCGGCAATGAATTTGAAGTAGACGGTCGTTTGTATGTGTCGGGTCTGGTACGCAACGCCAAAGACGCCCAGCGGATGTACAACTACTGGGTCAGCCAAGAGGCTGAAATGCTTGCACTGGCGCCAAAAGCGCCTTTCATTGGATACGGCGGTCAGTTTGAGGGCTACGAAGATAAGTGGAAGACGGCTAATACCCAGAATTACCCTTATCTGGAAGTTAATCCCGATGTGACCGACGGTCAGGGTGGCGTGCTGCCTTTGCCCCAAAGGGCACAACCGCCAATGGCGTCAAGTGGTCTGCTGCAAGCTAAAGCGGGCGCATCGGACGATATTAAGTCGACCACTGGCCAGTACGATACTAGCTTGGGCGCTACGTCAAACGAGCGTTCGGGCAAAGCCATCATGGCGCGCGAGCGTCAGTCGGACACCGGCACCTATCACTATGTCGATAATCTGGCTCGCGCTATCCGCCACATCACCCGCCAAATTGTTGGCCTGATTCCTAAGATTTACGACACCCAGCGCGTTGCCCGCATTATCGGTGCTGACGGTGAAACGCAGATGGCAAAGATTGACCCAACTCAGCAAGAGCCGGTCAAGAAGATCGTTGACCAAACGGGTATTCTGATTGAAAAAATCTACAACCCAGGCGTTGGTAAGTACGATGTTGTGGTCACAACTGGCCCAAGCTACATGACCAAGCGTCAGGAAGCTCTGGATGCTATGAGCAACATTTTGCAAACCAATCCGCAGTTGTGGTCAGTGGCGGGCGACTTGTTCATTAAGAGCATGGATTGGCCAGGCGCTCAAGAGATGGCTAAGCGGTTTGAGAAGATTATTGATCCGAAAGTTTTGGAAGGTTCCGACGAATCTCCTGAAATGCAACAAGCTAAACAGCAGATGCAAGCAATGGGTCAGGAGCTAGATCAGTTGCATCAAATGATGCAAAACGTGGGTAAATCCATTGAAATGCAAGAGCAAGAGCGCAAGGATTTTGAAGCCACGATCAAGGCGTATCAGGCCGAAACGCAGCGTATTTCAGCCGTTCAAGCCAGTATGTCGCCTGAGCAGATTCAAGATATCGTCATGGGCACTGTCCACGGCATGATTACTAGCGGCGACTTAGTTGGCGAAATGCCAGGACGTGAGCAAAATGAGCAGTACCCTGAGCAGGCCGAGTATCAACAGCCGCCTCAACAAGGTATGCCGCCAGAACAGCCAATGATGCCGCCACCGGAAGGAATGGGACAATGAAAGCCGCAGATTTTGTAGGTTTGTTGTTTTTAGCTAGGGATGTTGCACATAGCGTGCATTTAAACACCCGTAGTTTTAGTAAACACACAGCGTTAAACATATTTTATGACCGCATTATTGATGCGGCGGATGATTTTGTTGAATCTTATCAAGGTCGTCACGGTTTGATTGGCCCAATCACTTTAATGTCGGCTAAAAAAACGGGCAATATTATCGAGTTTTTGGAAGATTCATTAAAGCAAATTGAAGACGCTCGATATGAAATAGTCGATAAAACTGATATGTCGCTGCAACAGTTGATAGACAATATCATCGAAATCTATCTTCGCACCCTCTACAAACTGCGCTTTTTGGCTTAAAGGAACATCATGGCAAATTACACCTACATTTCGGCTACGGCCAACATTAAACCGGCCGCTGGCAAGCTAAAAGGCATTTTTGTTAGTGCCGCTTCCGGCACCCCAACAATTACCGTTTACGATTCCGCTGATACCACTACCACCAATACTATTTTGGGTGTGTTTACCCCAACGGCTGCCACATCCTATTTGCTGCCTTTAGATGGCGCATATGCAAGGTATGGTATTTATGTAGTAATAAGTGGTACAGTTACGGCAACAGTTATATACGAATAACCTTATCGGCGAGGTTCACCGAGGATTCTTTAGGAATCGAAAATGTCTGAAGAAGTACAAAGCCAGTTAGCGGAAGCACCCGCGCCGGAACAAGCGCCGACGGCAGCGCCTGAACCCGAAGTCACATCAGCGCCGGAGAGTGAACAGCCAGTTGAACAGGCTTCCAAGACCTTCACACAAGAAGAATTGGATGCTGCCATTGGCAAAAGGCTTGCAAGAGAGCAACGCAAGTGGGAAAGAGAACAGTCGCGTCGTGCCCAAGAGGTAAGAGCGCCTGCGGAAGTCCCCCCAGTTGAACAATTTGAATCTGTTGATGCTTACGCCGAAGCTTTGGCCGAACGCAAAGCAGAAGAATTGTTGGCTAGACGTGAAGCGGATAAGCAGAAGTTTGAACTGGTAGAAGCCTACCAAGATCGTGAAGAAGAAGCCCGTGGCAAGTATGATGACTTTGAACAAGTCGCATACAACCCTAAGTTACCAATTACGGCTGCGATGGCTGAAGCAATTCAAGAGTCGGATGTTGGCCCTGATGTAGCTTACTACTTAGGTTCAAATCCACGTGAAGCTGACCGTATATCGCGTTTGTCGCCGCTTTCCCAAGCGAAAGAAATTGGCAAAATTGAAGCTAAAATAGCTACTGCGCCAGTTTTGAAGAAAACAACGAGTGCCCCACCACCCATAGCGCCAATTTCTGGCCGTGGCACTGGCGTACCGTCTTACGATACAACAGATGCACGTTCTATTAAGAACATGAGTACATCTGAGTGGATTGAGGCAGAACGCCAGCGTCAAATGAAGAAGTGGGAAGCTCAAAGAAACCGCTAACTTTTTTTATTTTTAAGGACTATCATGTCAAATTCGATTCTTACTATCGATATGATCACGCGCAAGGCGCTTGAGATTCTCGAAAACAACCTGGTTCTGACCCGTAACGTCAACCGTCAATACGACGACTCTTTCGCTGTTGAAGGCGCTAAGATTGGTTCGACTCTGCGTATTCGCCTGCCTGACCGCGCTCTGGTCACTGACGGTGCCGCCCTGCAAACTCAGGACGACAACGAACAGTACACCACTCTGACCGTGGCTTCGCAGAAGCATATCGGCGTGAACTTCACTTCTGCTGAACTGACCATGCAGTTGGACGACTTCGCTGAACGCGTTCTGAAACCACGTATTTCTCAACTGGCTTCTTCGATCGATGCCGATGTTGCTAACGCATACAAGAGCATTTATTCGTCAGTCGGTACCCCAGGCACTACTCCTTCGACTTCTTTGGTTCTGTTGCAAGCGCAACAAAAGCTGAACGAAAACGCTGCTGTTATGTCACCACGCTACGCAACTGTTAACCCAGCTGCTAACGCTGGTCTGGTTGAAGGCATGAAAGGTCTGTTCAACCCAACCGACACCGTGTCACGTCAGTTTAAGAACGGCATGATGGGCACAGGCGTTCTGGGCTTTGATGAAGTCAACATGTCGCAGTCAATCAAGCAGCACACAACTGGTGCTTGGGGTACTTCGATCACTGTTACTTCGACCGTTGCAACCCAAGGTTCGACTTCGCTGCCAATTAGCTTCACTGGCTCGACCAAGACTTGGAACATCGGCGACGTGTTTACCGTTGCTGGCGTTAACGCTGTCAACCCACAAACTCGTGAATCGACTGGTTCCCTGCAACAGTTCGTAGTGACTGCTGTTGGCGCCGGTTCTTCGACTGCTACCCTGACCGTTTCCCCAGCTATGTACACTGCTGACAACGCTCTGGCTACTATCGATGCATTCCCACAAGCTGGCGCTGTTGTGACCATGCTGGGTTCGGCTGCTACTCAGTACGCGCAAAATCTGGTCTATCACAAAGATGCGATCACTTTTGCAACTGCTGACTTGCTGCTGCCACAAGGCGTCGACATGGCTTCCCGCCAAGTCCACAACGGTATTTCGCTGCGTGTCGTTCGTCAGTACGACATCAACAACGACCGTATGCCTTGCCGTATCGACGTTCTGTACGGCTACAGCACGATTCGTCCACAAATGGCTTGCCGCCTTTGGGGCTAAGCTGAAGGAGGGCTTCGGCCCTCTTTTTAAAACTTTTTTTAAGGATATTTATTATGGCACTCCCAAATGGTTCCGGCGGCTATCAAATCGGTGATGGCAACCTCAATGAAGTTGACTTTACCGTCATTCCAGTCCCTGCGACTGCAACTGTAACTGCAACTCTGACTGCTGCACAAGTGCTTAACGGCATTCTGCTAGGCAGCCCAGGCTCATCGGCAGCTAGCTATACTCTGCCTACCGTGTCAGATCTTGAGGCAGCAATGCCAGCCGCTACTAAACCTGGCGTATCGTTTGACATGGCTGTCATCAACATTGACGGTTCTGGTTCTGGCGTGATCACGCTGGTCGCAGGTACTGGCTGGACTCTGGTTGGCTTGGCTACTGTTGCGGCTACCGCTGGCACTGCTCAAACATTCCGCGCCCGTAAAACCGGCGACGGCGCTTGGACTTTATATCGCGTAGCGTAATAGATGGGGGCTTCGGCCCCCATTTTTAAAAGGAAAAATCATGGCAAATACAAAAGCTATTGGTGTTGCCTTTCTTGACCAAGATATTATTGGTGCAGATACTGTGTTGGTAAACAGTGTTCTGGGCTACACTGTTTCGGCTCAAGGTTCGGTAACTCAAGCAACTAGCAAATCAACCGCAGTAACGCTGAATACTTCAGCGGGCATTATTACAATGAACAACGCATCATTGGCCACCGCCACTAATGCTACGTTTACGTTGAACAATTCTTACCTTAGCTCTAACGATACCGTTATTCTAACTATCGCGGGCGGTCAAGCCACTGCGGGTTCGTATAACGTATTTGCTAGCAGTGTAGGCACAGGCACAGTTAGCATTACTCTGCGCAATATTTCAGGCGGTACATTGTCTGAAGCAGTCGTTATTAACTTTGCTATTATTCACTGTCAGTAATTTAGGCGGGGCTTCGGCCCCGTTTACCCATGCCCATATACCTAAAACATGAAATTCATGGTACCAAAGTCGCCACAATGGAATTAGAAGCTGTGGCAGATGAAGAAAACGGTTGGGTGAGGTATACTCACGACACGCCTTCGGCTCTTGAAGAAGCGGCGCCAACTAATGAGTTGGAAGTTAAACGTCGACGTGGCCGTCCTCCGGTAGGATTGGCAGCTTAAGGAGCATTGAATGGCAACCGCTTTTGACCAGATTAAAGCTGCGCTTCGGCTAATTGGCCAACTGGCTGAAGGCGAAGAACCGTCTGCCCAAGCCGCAATAGATTCGCTTGACGCTATGAATCAAATGATTGATTCGTGGAATACCGAGCGCCTATCTACCTTTGTCACTCAAGACCAAATTTTTCTGTGGCCGCCTAACGAGATAACTCGCACGCTTGGCCCATCGGGCGATTTTGTCGGCAATCGTCCTATTCTGATGGACGACGCGACCTATTTCCGCGACCCTAGCACCAATGTATCGTTTGGCATTAAGCTGATCAATCAGCAGCAATATGACGGTATTGCGGTTAAAACAGTGACATCCACATACCCGCAAGTCATGTGGGTTAACATGGGCTTTCCTGACGTATCGCTGACTATCTACCCAAAGCCTACCCGTGAACTGGAATGGCACTTTGTGTCGGTACAAGAGTTAGATCGTCCGGCCACGCTGAATACTGAATTGTTTTTCCCGCCAGGCTATCTACGGGCGTTTAAATACAATCTGGCGATGGAAATCGCGCCGGAGTTTGGCGTTGAGCCTTCGCAGCAGGTCAAGCGCATTGCTATGACGTCTAAGCGCAACTTGAAACGCATCAATAATCCTGACGATATTATGAGCCTGCCATATGCTCTGGTGGCTACTCGTCAGCGGTTTAACATTTACGCCGGTAACTACTAATTGGATACCCCAATCCTCGGTCAGTCGTATGTGGCGCGCAGCATCAATGCTGCGAATGCCCGTATGGTCAATCTGTTCCCAGAAGCTACACCTTCACCGGAAGGTAAAGAGGCGGGCTTCCTTAACCGCGCCCCAGGGCTGCGTAAGCTAGCTACGGTAGGCACTGGCCCGATTCGGGGGCTGTGGCAGTACGGCAATTACGGCTACGCTGTATCTGGCGCCCGTTTGTACCGCATCGACTCCAATTGGAATGTAACTTCTATTGGCGCGGTGTCAGGTTCTGGCCCTGTATCGATGGTCGATAATGGCACGCAACTGTTTATCGCGGCTAATCCTGACGGCTACATTTACGACGCCAGCACCCAAGCTTACGCCAAAATTACAGACGTAGACTTTCCTGGCGCGGTAACCGTTGGTTATCTGGACGGCTATTTTGTATTTCAAGAACCTAATTCTCAGCGATTCTGGACTTCCGAGCTGTTGGACGGAACCCAGATTGACCCGCTAAGTTTTGCTAGCGCCGAAGGTATGCCAGACAATTTGGTGTCGCTGTTTGTTGACCACCGCGAAGTGTGGCTTTTTGGCACACAATCTGTTGAAGTTTGGTATGACGCAGCCACCACGCCGTTTCCTTTGGCTCGTGTTCAAGGCGCGGTTAACGAGTTTGGCTGTGCGGCTACTTACTCTGTAGCCAAAATGGATAACTCAATTTTCTGGTTGGGCGCAGACGCCCGTGGCCAAGGCATTGTGTTTCGTGCTAATGGCTATGCTGGCCAACGCATTTCTACTCACGCAGTTGAATACGCCATTCAAAGTTATGGCACCATTTCAGATGCTATTGGCTTTACGTACCAGCAAGACGGCCATTCGTTTTATGTGCTGACATTCCCTACCGCCCAAAAGACCTGGGTGTTTGATGGCGCGACGCAGGCTTGGCATGAACGTGCCGGTTTTGCCAACGGTCAATTTATCCGCCACCGCGCCAATTGCCAGATGTTTTTTAACAATGAAATTATTGTGGGCGACTTCCAAAACGGCAACATCTACGCTTATGATCTGGACGTGTTTGCTGACGGTGACTTTCCCCAGAAATGGCTGCGATCATGGCGGGCTTTGCCGCAAGGCACAAACAATTTAAAGCGTACCGCCCAACATGCTTTGCAACTTGATTGCGAAACCGGCGTAGGCTTGAACAGCGGGCAAGGCAGTGACCCCAAAGTTATTTTGCGTTGGTCGGATGACGGCGGCCATACTTGGTCAAACGAGCATTGGGCAAGCATTGGCAAAATAGGCGCGTATGGCTTCCGCGCATTCTGGCGCCGTCTTGGCATGACGCTAAAGCTGCGCGACCGTGTTTATGAAGTATCGGGCACTGATCCGGTCAAGATATCGATCATGGACGCCCAGCTAGACGTGTCGGCGACCAATGCCTAATACCGATAACCTCCCCCAATTACCCAAGAATCAGTCGAACATATCCGACCCGACGAACGGCATCGTCACGCGGGATTGGTACCGCTTTTTTCTAAACCTGCTTAATAAGGTTAATGAAGGCGGCGGTGGGGGCGGGNCTGGCACAGTCACATCGGTCAATGTATCGGGCGGCGCAACGGGTTTATCGGCCTCTGGCGGCCCCATAACGACTTCTGGCACCATTACCCTATCCGGCACATTAGACGTTAACAATGGGGGCACTGGGGCAACCACATCGGCTGCTGCGCTAACTAACCTTGGTGCGTACCCCGCATCAAATCCTAATGGGTATACCAGCAACGCGGGAACCGTTACTAGCGTTGCTGCTTCGGTGCCGTCATTCTTGTCGGTAACAGGCAGCCCGATTATTAGCTCCGGCACGCTAGCAATTACCTATTCCGGCACCGCGTTGCCAATTGCTAACGGCGGCACAGCGGGCACTACAGCGTCAGACGCCCGCACAAACCTTGGTTTGGTGATTGGCACAGATATCCCTAGCCCAACGGGCACGGGCGCGTTCGGCACGTGGGCTATCGACATTACCGGCAACTCTGGCACGGTTACCAATGGCGTCTATACGTCAGGCTCATATAGTGACCCTGCTTGGATTACTTCGTTAGCGGGAGCCAAGATATCAGGCAACATTAGCGGCAATGCCGCCAATGTGACCGGCACGGTAGCGATTGCCAACGGCGGCACTGGCCAGACGACCAAAACACCAGCATTTAACGCCTTATCGCCTACAACAACTAAAGGCGATTTAATATTAAACAACGGCACAGATAATGTGCGGCAAGCTGTGGGCGCTGATGGTTTGGTTTTGCAAGCGGATTCGACTACGGCTACCGGCGTTAAATGGGCGGCCACGGCGACCAATACGATTGCTATTAGCAACGATACGACAACAGCTACAAACCTGTACCCAACCTTTGCGGCGGCCACAACGGGGTCGGTCTCAACGATCTATACCGGCAACGCAAAACTGCTGTACAAACCTAGCACTGGAGAGTTAACATCTCCACAATTGGTTGCAAGTAACGGCATCTTTGTTAACAGTTTGACCATATCGACAAACTACACAATTGCCGCAGGTAATTCGGGCATGTCAGCGGGCGTAGTGGCTGTCGCCAGCGGCGTAACAGTAACCGTATCTTCAGGCTCTAGATGGGTGGTGGTGTGAACGAGATTACTGAAAATTTTGTTCCTAGCCGTGATCAAATTGACCAACTTCAAAATGAAATGGTCAAAATGCCGCAGGCTGAGCTAACTACTGAGCATCATTTTTCGCCAGGCATGTACATGCGTAAAGTGTTCCGTCCTGCGGGCACGTTGATTGTAGGTAAAGTGCATAAAGAGCCGCATTTCTTTCTATGTGCTGCGGGCGAAATTGTTGCGTGGACTGAAAAAGGTATGATTACTTTACGTGCAGGCGATGTAGTTGAATCTAAACCTGGCACTAAACGAGTGACGTTGGCGGTAACGGATGCGATAGGCGTTACGATACACCGCACAGATAAAACCGATCTTGACGAGATTGAAGCTGAGCTAATTGAACCCGATACTACTGCGCTATTTGACGCACATAATCAGGTCAAAACTATACAGATTGAAGGAGTAACCACATGACTTGGGTAGCCGCCGCCATAGCCACCAGCGCCGTTATAGGCGGGGTTAGCGCCAATAACGCTGCTAATGCGCAAATTCAAGCTGCAAATACTGCGGCTAACCAACAACAGCGACAGTTTGATAAGCAAGTCGAGCTGCAAGCGCCGTGGCGTAAGGCGGGCGAAAACGCGCTTAACCAACTGATTCCGTTGGCGTCAAATTATACCCCGTTTGGTGCAGAACAATTTCAACAAGACCCAGGGTATGCGTTTAGAGTTAACGAAGGTATTAAAGCTCTTGACCGCAGTGCTGCTGCACGCGGGGGTTTGTTGAGCGGCAATCAGTTGCGCGGCGTTACTGAGTATGGTCAAAACGCTGCATCGCAAGAATATCAAAACGCTTTTAATCGCTATCAAGCTGAACGCCAAGCACGTTTAGGCCCACTGCAATCATTGGCTGGCGTAGGCCAAACATCTGCAAACACGTTGACTAACGCAGCGGGTCAGCTTGGCTCTAATTTGGCGGATTTGTCAGTTGGTGCGGGTAATGCTAGAGCGTCTAGTTATATTGGCGGCGCAAACGCTATTTCTAACGGCATGGGTCAGTATTTAAATTACAACCAAAATCAAAATATGTTAAACGCGTTTAATAACATGGGCGCAAATAACGCGGCGTATAACGCCAATACTGCGGGTATGAATTCTTTTGGCCAGCAACAATACCCTGGCGCAGGAGGCTAATATGGCGCAAATTGATTCGAACATTGCATTAGGCTATAAGCCTATTCAAATTGAATCGCCGGTCAATCAGATGGCGGGTATGT